ATATTAGGTTTGACTAAGAATAAAATGTACGCCCGAAAGTGTTTTATAAAAGAAATACCATTTAGTGAATCTAAGAAATTCTTAAATAAAAACCATTTACAAGGTTCTGTAAATGCATCAATAAACTTAGGGTTATATAATAATGATGAATTGGTTAGTTTAATGAACTTTAATAAACCTAGAAGTGGTGTTGGTGGGAAATATGATGGCTATGAATTATCTAGGTTTTGCAATAAATTAGATGTTAGTGTAATAGGTGGCGCCAGTAAATTATTAAAACATTTCATTAAAGAATATGAACCAAATGAAATTAGAAGTTATGCAGATAGAAGGTGGAGTCAAGGTAATATGTATGAAATGTTGAAATTTACTAAAACTCACATTAATAGACCAAATTACTGGTATATAATAAATAAAGAACGTTTTCATAGGTTTAATTTCAGAAAATCAAAATTAAAAGAAATGGGTTATAATATTGAAGGTAAGACTGAACGTGAAGTAATGTTAGAAAATAAAATTTATAGGATTTATGATTGTGGTACTATAACTTATTCGTATAAACCAAAAAACCCTTCTTAAAGAAGGGTTTTATTATTCATCTATTAATATTATACATCTTCGAATGATGCACCAGTATTTTGTACAACAAATTCTACTGTTATAAATTCTAACGCTCTTGTTGGTTTAATGAATATTCTACCGTTAAGTTCGTTCCTATCAATTGACTCAGGTGAGTTATCAACTTCTACACGGAAATCAGTAAGACCTCTTTCACTTCTAATATTTTCTAGAATAGGGTTAACTAATGTTTTAAATTGATTTCTTACAACCTCATCGTTTTGTTCGAATAATAATCTGATTGATACAGCAGATATTAATTTTCTAGCCTGTAGTAATAATCTTCTTACGTTAAGTCTGTTTAAAGCAGTTTCTTTTTCTTGTAAGTTTTTATTACCGAAAATAACTGTTCCTTCAGAAGCGAATGTAGCGATAGGGTTGATTCTACCTTCATATAAAGTATCTCTTTCACCTAAAGTTAATTTCTTTCTAGCTTTAACTGCGTTTACAATACCTCTCTGTACACCAGCCACAGCGAACCATGGGAATGATACATTATCGGTTAAAGCAACGTTAGTTATAACATCTCTTGTAGGTGGTAAGTATACTAATACGTTATTATCTGTATCATTAACTTGTACCCAAGGCCAGTATGTTGCAGTATAACTACTGTCAATACCTGTAGCGTCTAATCTATTAACAACATCATCTACAGTAATTACCGTCTCATTCTCATAATCAGGTGTTGTTGTAATATAGATAGAATCACTTCTTTCTTCCTCAACCATTTCAATAGTCGATTCAACAAGATTAGTGTGATTAAATATATCAATACCTGGTGTTGCAAACACGTTAACGTTAGTGTCTTCAGGGTTATTAAATGTTCTTATAGCTTCTTGATATGCGTAGTAATCAGCTGTCGTTCCTTGGTCACCATTTTCCAGAGCCATTTCAGCAATAGCACCACTAGCTAAAGCTTCATTACTATTGGTTTGACCTAATACAAAACTATCTGTATTACTTCTACCTTCTCTATACTCATCCCATCCATCAAAACCACCGAAAGGTGCCATTGTGAATTTTCTTGATTGTATTCTAGTGTAACTGTTACCAGATAATTCTAATTGAGTATCGTTTTGGAAATTAGAATCTCCATAAACAAATGTGAAGTTATCTAAAGTAGCACCACTTGCGTCAACGTCCATATGGAAACCGTTTGTCATACCACTAGTAGCCTCGTCATCAGCCCCTATAAATTTAAAGAAATCTCCATCTATGCCTACTGTATCTGAAAGACCTAAGTAAATTTTTCTTACTTTATCGAACTGACCATAAGCTTGATTATAATTAACTGATGGAGCATCTAAAGAAGCACCAAAGGCCTTAGTAGGCACACCAGTAAATCCAGCTGGGAATGAATCTGAAGTTTCCTCAGTTTCATCTAATTGAACTAACACATAATTAGATACTGAAGAATAAAAACCATCTAAAGTACCAAGTCTTCTACCAACAAAATTATCTGAAGTTGGGTCCATTGTACATCTAGAAAATCTTTCTAAAGTTACTGGATTAGCATCAGTATCATTGAATGCTCTAATTCTAACATCAAATTCTCTAGCATTAGGCCTTATATTTTCAATAGATACTTTAATCTCTGAATTGGCACCATTACCATCTGATATAGTAATAAGTCTGAATAATTTTTTAATAATATTACCATTAACCTCAGATACAACCCATGGAGTTATAGCAGGTCTATATTTGGTTTTATAATCTTCGAATTCAGTTTCAAATTTATCTAAAGTAGTACTAATACCAGTAATGGTACTATCATCTATTAAAGAATCTAACATATTTGGATAAATACTCTCAACAAATATAGGTGCTTGACCATCTGAATTTGATTGACCTAAAACCCTAGGTAAATAATTCTTTTTAGTTGAGTCAAATGATACGTTATAGGTAAAGTCATTACCACCAGTTGTACCACTTAATACAAATTCGGCCTTTGCGTCACTATCAATATCATTAATAGCAGGGTCAATCACTAAATCATCGATACCTACGTCGAAGATTAAATCTTCACTAGCATCGTAACTACCTCTACTTCTAATAAGAGCAACAACTTGGTCATTACTACCTTTAATTACCCAAGCTGGACCAGCGTCATAACCTGAGTAACCTAATACCCTAGTTACGTATAATTGATTAGACCTTGTGAAGTATGATTTAGCTATATAAGGTAACTCATATTTAGGATATCCAGTATCAGGGAATTTGGCTGGGTTTGTCCCACCAAAGAATGAAGTGAATTCGTTATAATTAGAAACGAATATAGGCTGGAAAGCTGGACCTTTTGTAGTCTCACCTACCAAACCAGCTGTTGTAACACCTATTTGACGTGTTACAAATGATATGTCTCTTTCTGATGTGTAAACCCCTGGACTTACAAATACTCTGTTGTTTGTACTCATATAATTAGATATTTAGTTTTTATAATTCTTATTTTATAATAAATATGTAGAATTTTATCAAAAGTTTTTATGATGTATGTAATACATCATATTTAGTATGATTTTTGTATTACTTTTGTCATACTTATAGTAAAAAACTCATGAAACGAACTAAAAACCTTAAAATAACACCTACAACTCACAAAATATTAAAAGACTATTGCAATGAAAATGGACTTAAAATGTTTGGGTTCGTTGAAAAACTAATTAAAGAGAAATGTAAAAAGCCGACTGATTTATACGACGAGTAATTACAATGACCTCCAATTTGAACCAGTACATTGTACCCTTATAGATTTACCATCACTTAGTGTTAAATCAGTAACAGGACCTCCTACAACATAAATAGTTTGAGAACTAGTAGTATTTACAGTAATATCACCTCCTGCCGAATTAGTCACATTATAAACCTTTCCTTGTACATTAGTTGTTGTAGCGTCGAATAATGTTATAGTAGAACCAGAACTATCACAATCTAATGTATAATCGTTTACTTCTAATGTATCTGAAGAACTAACTAATCTATACCCATTAGGTAATTCATCCACATATGCTAATCCCTTCCATTCAGTTCCGCTATGTATCGTTGGTCTGTTATTATCATCAGAATCATAAATTAAGAAACCAGCGTCAGCGTTAGTTATAGCTGAAAGTTCATTTCTATAAAACCTAACTGCCCCATTCTTATAAATAGTGAACGCATCATCTCTAGAATCGTTTGTGCCATTACCATAGTTAACTAATCTATCAGTATCGTCATTATTAACTGTATAATCAGTACCGTATATACCACCAGAATGTTCACCAACACCCCTAGCGTAATTGTAATAACCTTGAACATGTGAATATTGACCAGTGGCTAGTGTCTTATATCCTTCAGCGTGAGATAAAAAACCACTAGCTATAGTACTCCTACCTTCAGCGTGTGAATATTGACCAGTGGCTAGTGTCGTATATCCTTCAGCGTGAGAGCCGTAACCACTTGCTTCAGTAAAATAACCTTCGGCATGTGAGTACGTACCACTTGCTTCAGTAAAATAACCTTCGGCATGTGAGTACGTACCACTAACCGTTGTGTTAAAACCTTCGGCATGTGAACCAGAACCACTAGCGACACTGGAGTTACCTTCAGCATGAGAAGCGAAACCACTTGCTTCAGTAAAATAACCTTCGGCATGTGAGTACGTACCACTAGCCGTTGTGTTAAAACCTTCAGCAAATGAAAAGGCACCTGTTGCGCCCTTTGTTGTTGATGGGTCATCACTAAAGCTAAAATCTTTTGCATTTTCACCAATACTACCATAGTTACCAGCAACCCTATCTTTTAAGATATAACCAACACCATTACCTTCATCTACAGCTGTTAATTGACCTACATCATTTAAAACTAAACTACTTAAATCTGTTGTAAATGCTGATACTGCATTACTCATATTATAATAAATGGTATTATTATCAAATGTAGTTCCACTTAGGTAACTATCACTCCCCAATGCAGGTTGAATTATAAATGTTTTATTAAATCTTGAATCATTCATAGTTACGTTAATTTTCCATTAATTACGAGTGCTGAACTTGATGATGAATCATCAGTCGTTATTGTCACGTCAATCTTATCGTTAATACCTACATTAATAGGATTAGTTATCTCCAAACCACTAAACACTTCAGTATTATTAACTTCTATTATTACACTAGTCACGTTGGTTAAATTTCGTAAACTAATTAATTGAGAATTGAAATCAGAGTTAAAATCAAATGTTAGTGAACTATTGGGTTTAAAAGTTATATCATATAAAAATGTGTTTTGAGTTACTTGTTTAACCTTAAATCCACTTTTAGTTTTACCTTTTAAAATTTCTTTGAATTTGATGTTAGCTCTATTAATAGTAGGTATTAATTCGAAATCATCTTCATCTAAAATGTAACCTAAAATCTTCATCTCAAAACTTTGTACATAAAACCTTCTTTTATCAAAATCACTTTTTTGACTTTCATCACCTATAGTCTCTAAATGTATTGGCATTGGGTGTCCGTTAACTTTGATGTAAAATTGTCTAGAGTTAAAAGTTTTCTGTATTTTTTTATGAAATTTATTTAAATCTTTCATTCTATTACAAAACAACCTAACCTCATAATTTATATCGATTGAAGTTGGTTGAGGTATTTTATACGTATCAATACCCTTTCTTCCATCTACATTAGTGGGAACCTTCAAATAAGTATATAAATTACGACCTGGTATATTCCAATTACCAGCTTGATTCGTACCCACTTGTAAATTAGGTTCCCTAACTATAGTAATAAAAGGCATTTTAACATTTTTATATTTATCAGAAAAACTCCAAGTCTTACTAAATTCAGCCCACTTTTGTATTGTTAGGAATAGAACAGGTACTTCCTCACCATCAACTTGTAATGATATTTCATCATCAACAAATTCAATAAAAGTTCTATCAATATCCTCAGTCTCTACACCCTTAGGTAGGTACATGCCTTTATAATCAATATCATCTAAATACTCTTGCCTCCTCTCAGGTCCAGTACTTTGTTTAATAATATTAACATTTTTTCTAAATCCTTTTGGTAAACCTGACATTATGTTATTTTATTAAATTTAGTTAAATTATCTTTAGTCATAATTTTATAATATTTATCTTCCGTTAAATTCATCTTCATTGGCTATAGTACACTCAATAATTCTATAAGCGCTTTTATAACCCATTATTGTGTGTTTATTGTCGTAGTTCTTTTCACCAGCGTTAGTTACACTAAAATAAATCATGTCAGTTTCATTAATTGGATAACCTACATAATCACCTACAGTAACGTCAACACCTAATTCGTTCAAATGCTCTACATAAACAATAAAACTTAAATTACCATCTTCTTGATACCTAAAGTTTGACTCATTATAAGTTAAATTCTTAGCTTCATTAATTGTAGGAGTGACGTATAACTCAACAGGTGGGTGGTAATTCAATTCATTAGCGTTAGCTTCATTATATATGTCATCAGATTGTGTCGTCTCTCTATCAACCCTATACAAAATAACTGTGAAGTTACCATCACCTTCCATAGCTTCTCTACCCATTTCAATTTCTAAATCAAAATCTTCACCTGAAAAAAACTTGTTTATTCTCTTAATTGGTATTTTTCTTTTTCCGTTACTCATGGTTAATCTATTAGCTTTAAAGATAAATATTTAACTATTAGTAAATCTGACGATATACTTTACTTTTTATTAAAAATAACTATATTAAGTAATATAATATATTGTTAAACACTTAAAAAATTGATAGATATAAATGATTTAAAGGGTAGGGGTGCAGTAACTTTATTGCAAACATACGAAGGTATTAACCCTTATATAAAGGAGTTAAAATCTAACTTACTCAAAACAGGTAAAATAAGTTTAACTGAAGGGCAATCTCAGTACATAACTGATTTTCACGATACTCCACCTCAAGTCTTAAACAAGGTGGTTGAAATAAATCCATTATTGGGTAACTCTTTAAAGGAAAAAGAAAATCTATCTTTTGTTCCAGAAAGAATTCTAATTCAAGCCATGTTAGCTGACCAAGAAAAAACTTATCACGTATACGGTAAGCTTAAGAGGAATCAGAAACACGCTAAAATGTATTTCTTACCAAAAACTATGGTATTGGATGACCCTTATTTTACTGAGTGTGATTTAGATATTGACTGGGAGAGGTACGAAAAAATGGACGCTGACTGTAGGTTACCTTATGAGCACCAAAAAACTGGAATTGAATTTTTATCATGCAGAGATGGTGCTATTTTAGCTGACGATATGGGTTTGGGTAAAGCGGTGATTATCAATGAGTTAGTTTACACACCAACTGGAAAGGTTAAAATTGGCGATTTAAAAGTGGGTGATTATGTAATTGGTTCTGATGGTAAAAAAACAAAAGTTCTTGAAGTTCACCCACAACCTAAAAAAGATTTATTTAAAATAACATTTAATGATGGATATTCTACTATTTGTTGTAAAGAACATATGTGGACTGTTACAGCAAATAATGGTAGTGTGAATAATAAAAATCGGTCAATTAGGTACACTAATTTAACAATCGAACAAATGTTGGATAAAGAATTAGAGTTAGAACAAAGGGGTTTTGGATGGAATGAGAAAAGACCTTATAAGTTTAAAACATATTACAAACAACCTAATGGACAAAACAAATGGCAAATTCCAATTGTTAAACCAATTGAATTTGAAAATGAATATAAATTACCTATTGAACCTTATTTATTAGGTGTTACTTTGGGTGGTGGACATATCAAAAAAACGGGTGTTATTAGTATTGGCTTACATAAAGCTGATTTTGATGAAATATTTAAAAATCAATGTGTTAATGAAAGTTCAGGTGGTTTTAATATAAGATTAAATTATTTAAATAATTTAAAAGAAGAAGTATGTGCACTTAAATTAAATGGTACTTTATCTCACACCAAATTCATTCCAGAAATATATAAATATTCTTCAATTGAAGATAGATTAGCTATCCTTCAAGGTCTTATGGACACTGATGGTCATTGTATGAAATCAAAAAGTGGCAATTTTACTGGAACTGAATATTGTAGTGTATCTGAACAATTAGCTGATGATGTGGCTGAAATTGTACATAGTTTGGGTGGTATTGTAAGAAAGAAGAGTAAAATAGGTTCTTATAAAAATTCAGATGATGAAAAAGCTTATCGTTTAAATATTAAATTACCAGAAGGGATGAATCCATTTAGGTTAAAGAGAAAAGCTGATGAATATAACACACCTGAAAAATATAACGTTGCTAGATACATTAAAAATATAGAATCTATTGGTGAAGGTGATAGTGTGTGTATTAAGGTTGATGCTGAAGACTCATTATTTGTTATTAATCATGGTATTGTTACACATAATACATATCAATCAATTATATCCTCTTTAGAAGTTGGAGCTAAAAAAGTGTTAATCGTATGTCCAGCTAGTGTTAAGATATCTTGGCAAAGGGAAGTTGAAAGCTTCGGTAAGAAAGCGATTATAGTTAGTGGTAGTAACTGGCCAGACGTTGGTCAATATACAATTATAAATTATGACATTCTAAAGAATTTTCATTCAACAGGTCCTCGTAAGAAAAATGAACCTTACTATGAGGATATCATGAAAGAAAATTACGATTTAGTTATCATGGATGAAGCTCATAAAATTAAAAACCCTAAAGCTCAAAGAACTAAAATAATGAACGACATTATAGAGCGTGGTAATATAGAAAAAGTTTGGTTATTAACAGGTACACCAATTGCCAATAAACCAATGGATTTTTTCAACCTATTAAAATTAATAAAATCACCATTAGGTGCTAACTGGAAGTTTTTTGCCACAAGATATTGTGATGCCAAGCGTTTCTATAAAAAACTTAAAAACGGTAGAACTAAACAAATATGGATTACTGATGGAGCGTCAAATTTAGCTGAATTAGGTATTAGAACTAAAAACAGTTTGTTAAGAAGATTAAAATCTGAAGCATTAGATATGCCAGATAAAACCATAACTACAATGTACCATGATTTATCTAAACGTGGTTGGTCAGAATACGAAAACTTGTGGGAAGAGTACTTAGAAAAAAGAGCTGAAGAAGGTAAACGTAAAACAAGTTCAGTACATAAGGATTTAGTTGAATTAGGTCTATTGAGAAAATTCATTGCGATGGAAACAATACCTAAATCAATTGAGTTAGCTGAGGAAGCTATTGAACAAGACCAGAAAGTTATTATATTTACAACATTTACTGAAGAACTAGAGGAGTTATCTGAACACTTCGGTAATAAGTGTGTTATACATAATGGTAGAATGAGCAGTAAAGCTAAGCAAGAATCAATTGATAAATTCCAAAATAACAAGAAAACAAAAGTTTTCATTGGTAACATAACATCAGCTGGTGTCGGTATTACCTTAACTGAGGCCACGGTTGTAATATTCAACTCTTTTAGTTGGGTACCAGGTGATAATGAACAAGCAGAAGATAGAAGTTATAGAATTGGTCAAAAAAACAATGTATCGGTATATTACCAGTTATTTAGAGGTACTATTTCTTTAATGATGTGGTATTCTGTTATGAGTAAACAAAAAAATATTGATGAGATACTAACTAAAGGTGATAAACACAGTGAAAGGATGGCAAATCTTTTGGGTGAGTTAAAAGAAAATGACTTAAAACTATGATTAGAATATATACAAGTGAAGAATGTGTATACTGTAATGATTTAAAAACCAAATTACAGAGGGGTAATATTGAATATACCGACATTGACGTGGATAATGACAAAAATAGAGAACATGTTGATAAATTATATGAGTTTGTTGGTAAACCCATAATACCTATAATCATCAAGAAACCCCATATATTAATACCAACCAGAAGTTTCAATACGATAGATGAAGCAATTGAGTTGATTAAATCATTAGAGTAGTATATTTATTATAAAAATAAACAATGGATTTTTACATAAATAAAGGAAGTACTTTACCTAGATTAAAAATGGAGTTAATTAACGATGGTAGAAATGATTTTGATAATTTTCACGATAGGTTACAGGATTCCATTATTACGTTCTGTATGACTGATGCTAATACAGGAATCAAAAGAATAGGTGGTAAAGAAGCTCTATGTATTTTAAAAGAACCAGAACCTGACAGCATTAGTGAAGAATACTACATCGGCTATCAATTTAGCGAAAAAGAAACTAGAAAAGCTGGTACTTATGTGGGTGAATTCACAATTAGATTTAAT